TTGCTCCGGTGCTTCACCAAATACTTTGGTGGCTTTGCGTTCATCTTTACTATAGTCAGAGGCACGAAGTGCAAGGCCTTTGATAAGGCGGTCCTGTGCAGAAGGAAGTAAAGGATAGTCTGTGCGTATGTACTCGCCGTTAGGGTGGCCCATAGGAATAACATCAATGCGGTCATGTGTAGCCATAGCAATCCACACAACTTGGTTCTGTCGTGGATCTCCACGATGATCGCCCATTGTTTCCACGTCAAAAACAAACGCGTCTTGCTTCAAGTAATAAGCAATAAGGTCTGTTAGTTGTTCTTCTGTGGTGATGATATTCATTGCGCTCCTAAGGTTTGGTTAGGGGAGCCGGTAGAAAGGAGGTTCAAAAACCCGGCTCCCCCAACAACATGGGGTTTACTTATCCGTTGGCTGCGATTTCACGAGCAATCTCTGCAAGCTCTGCCTTGGTTGAAGTATGGAGAGCTTCAGGTCCAAGAGGCTTAAGAGATTTAATGAGATCTGCAGCAGCAACAGGATCGATATCCCATTCCTCAGCAAGGTCGCGTTCCTTAACAGGAACAACGCTGTAAGATGTCTTGGTCCCCGTGCCAGTCTTACTTACTGCGTAGTACATGTCTGGACGATTAAGAGGTGCTGTCTTCTTATCGGAAGCAAGCTTCTCAAGTTGTCCACAAAGGCGTACCCCGACAATCATTAGTTGAACCTGTGGTTCTTCGTCAGAAAGATTTAGTACTGTAAAAGCAAACTTCTGTGATGGGACGCTACCAACTTCTACAAGTGGGTCGCCTTCTCCAATACTGATGAATGACTTTTTACCGGGACGGTTAACCCAGTGTTGCATGAACACGATAGGTTCGTCAGAGATGAATTTTACAAGCTGAACATCTTCATCAAACTTGAAGTCAGTTGCAAATGATTTTGTAGATTTAGCTACAGCCTTCTTGGCTGCACTCCAACCAGTTTGAATACTGGAGGACGTTGAAGAAGATACGTTTTCGTCTTCTTCGATGAACAGGTCATCTGATGCAATTACAGATGCTGGTGTTGTATATGAATCAACGTTTGGAACGTCTGATTTGTTAATGCGTAGTGATGTTGACATGTTTTCTTCTTTCATAGGATCAGTGGATCATGGATTATTAGTTAGTTTCTTGATCGTGAATCTTTCTCCAGGTTTCCATCAATTCAATTGACAGATCTGTATGTCGGTTCCAATCAATTCGTGAAGCTTCCGTAAGCCCGCGAGCTTCGAAAGCCTTCACAGTCGCCTCTACAATGTCTCTGCTGTACATCCGCCAACCTGGCTTCTTTACACCATTAACTACTATCGACTTGAGACGATAAGGTGCACGTGGTATATAACCTTTACGTTCCCAAAGTCTGATAGTCACTAGTGGACGACCTAGCGCAAGAGCAAAAGCCCCTGCACTAAATAATTCTACCACACTTCCGTTAGGTAGTTTTTTAACCTGAGACTCTGAGTCCCAGGAACCTTCTTCTTTCTTTGCTCTCTGCTTCTTAGCCTCAGGATTCAAGGGACGACGCTTCTTACGAGAGCCTGGATAATATTCTTCCAAGCCTGCAAAGATACGGTCTATTGGATCCTGCTCGGTCATGACTTGCTTGGTATGAACGCGTAGCTAACGGACTTAGGAAACATTGCGTCGATCTCTTCTTCTGTAAGTAGGCCTTCGTATAGGCAAGCCATAACCTCTGACTCATCTAGTACTGGAACCATCTTATAGCAACGCTCTGACAAGCCCTTAGCAACAAGTGTGCGTGAGGCTTCTTCTTCGTCGAGCTTCTGTGTGACACGGCGCTGGCGCTGCAATGAGATGTAGCCGTCTACCTCTTCCGGTAATGAATACCAGAGGTGGCCCTTCTCATCAGGAGTGCCTTCGTTATCTACAAGAGTAGACAACTCTGTTTTAAGGCTGGACTGTTCTTTAGTTAGATCTTCAATGCGGCTACGTAAATTAACATACTTACGGACCTTACTTACAATTGGATTGCCCTCGTTAGGCAAGTTTCTTTCGATTACTTTTGGCATATTTACCCCCTATTAAATAATATACCATAGGAAAACTAGTCGTGCAAATCCACCCGGACATACTCTTTCAAGGCAGTAACAATCACGTCAGTGACAGTACGGCCATCAATCTGGGCCTTGTCTTTTACGGCAGTCCAGAGTTCTTCTGATACCCGGATAGTGCGGGTCGGTGTCTTCGGTGCGTTAGGCATTGTATAAGTTTAAACCATAGTTTCTTGTAAGAACGCCCTAAGGCTACCTAGGTTTAGAGGTACTCCGCCAGTAGCATCTACCCCTTCTCCATCCATAATAGCATCGGCTATAGCATTCTTCTGTAGCAGCATGTCATGCTGGCGCTCCTCAATAGATCCTGCCATTAGGAAGTCTTGTATAACAATTGAAGGCCAAGTACTAGAGGCCCTTCGTATACGCCCATTACGTTGTAGCGCCAGACCTGCGTTCCACGGAAGATCGTAATTGATAAGTAGGTTAGCCTGAGGAAGATCCACGCCATAGCCACCGGCGTCAGAACTAATAAGTATGCGACAACTTGCATCAGTTTGGAAAGTAACCTTAGCAACCTCTTTAGCTTTTGCATCTAACTCTCCTGTATAAATTTGTGGGTTGTAGCTCTCTAGCTCACGAGCTATAAGCTTAACCATATGTACATAGCTAGTAAAGATAACTAGCTTATTCCCATCATAGCTATCTAAGAACTCTTGTACATACCTAATCAAAGCATCTAATTTAGGATGAGACTTAAGCATAGCTAGCTTACCTGCCTCATCTAGATCACTTGCATACTTAGATCCACCAGAGTCTTTGCGGTATCTACCAGCAGAGTTAGTCAGTAAAGCTGGTCCATCGCAAAGCATTCTTAATGCCGTTAGTTTGGACATGATCTTACCCTTAAGGGCATTAGCTGCCTCGTCCTGGTTAGCTCCGGTGTAGTGAGAGAACAAATCAAATGACGTACCGTAGTTATCAATAGCGTCTTCTAGGTCTTGCAAGATTTCGTTGGCCACTTGTCCATACAGATTTGCACCGGCCTTATCAAAGGGAACAAGGATAGGCTCAGCAAAGATAGTGTCTGGAAGATACGGGGCAACATCTGGATCTTGTTGACGCTTGCGTACGCTAGCCTCAGACATTGTCTTAGTAAGAGTAGGGATGTTGCGGTAGCGCTCTACGCCACCAAAATGATTACGAACAATAAATGTTTTATCGAACAGGTCAAAGCGACCTAGCACCTTAGGATCTACAAACTGCATAATGCTGTACAGCTCTTCGGGCTTACCATTCTCTATGGGAGTTCCGGTTAAAGCAAACTTAACTTTACTATCTAACTTCTTTACTTGCTTTGATCGTTTTGATCTGAAAGACTTAATAGCTGTCGCTTCGTCGCAAACGACGAATCCTCTTGCGAGGTGCTGTACGTAGTCCCAGTCATTAACAACTTGCTCATAGTTAAGGATAACGTAATCAGTGAGCGAGTGACCCCAGTCGACTGCCTCTCCGTATTGGATAGCCCTTTGTTTCGGCGTTCCATCAACGACCACAACGTTTGCAGCACCATCGGTAAACTTCCTAATCTGTTCTGCCCACTGATACTTCAATGAGGATAAGCAAACAACTATACCAGGCTCTACTATCTTTTCCTGGTCTTTAAGTTCTTCTAAGGCTGCAATAGTCAGGACAGTCTTACCCAAACCAAGGTCGTAGGCAACAAGCATCTTCTTGCGTGCCACCATTGCCTGTACGGCATCGACTTGGTAAGGTAAGAGTGTGCCTGTAAAACTCACGCGTCTTGTCTCCAGTGCATGTAGGACCTAACATACACAGCTGCGTATGCTATTGCTGAAAAGATAAATCCGTATTGAGATGTGATAACTGCGTAAGTTATCCACAACACTTCATTAGCACAGAGTATTAGCCAGCCCCAGATAGTTTTGCGACCTACGAAATATATACCGGTGACACCTACGACTGCTAGTACCCAGGACCACATCATACTAGCTCATCCAAACGAGCTGATTCTAATACATTTTCTAAACGACGAACTGAATTGCAGACCTTACAAGTAATAGATGTGGTATCCCCACTATGACGAGTACGTCGTTCACTAATATGTACCTGTGCGGACTCACCAAAAAGAGGGTGACCATTCACACAAGTTGTTGGGTCCTCTTGTTTTTTAAGTTTCTTAGTGTTCTCTGAAATAGTTACCTGACGAAGATGATCAGGGTTACAACAGTTTCTCACCCTGCAGATATGATCGATAACCATACCATCTACTACAGGTTCTTTTAGTGTAGCAACTACAAGTCTATGAACTAAGTACAGTATTCCTTTATAAGAGAACCGACCATACCCGTCATCAATCTTACCGGTCCATAGCCAACAGTCATCTGTTTTATTAACCTTATCCCAGAATCTTTCTGGAAGCTCTTCTAATATATTATAATCAATTGATGGTTTAGCCATGTGAAAGTACTCCTTGCATTCTTGTCTTAACCATAAGTTCTAGGTCTCCTACGGTGGAGTTGTTAGTAAAGATTTGGTCTACAGGGTATTCGTCCATTTGACTTTCAGATACATGGGCGTTTACTGGGTTGATCCCTAGACGTTTGATGCGCCACACCTGTGACTCTAGTCCAGTAAACTCAGTAATAAGTTTGATTGCTTCTGCCTCATTAGAGAACCTGACATCTGTTATAACAATGTTATCTGCAGGGTTAATGCTTTTAAATACCTGGTTAACCCAGAAGTCCTCACCGAATATTTTGCGAGCAGCAACACCAGAGTTCTGAAGTAGACGGCGAATGTGTGGGGATTGCTTAGCAACCTCCCAGCCATCACGGTCAACCTTTGCCTTTACAAAGACAGGCTCTCCTGCAATTGAATCGTACATAGGGTTAGTCTCATAAAGAAACTCCCGGATCTTATCTGCAAAAGCTACGCGGGTATACCCATAGTTATCTACTAAGATCTTAGCTACTGTGTCTTTTCCTGACTGTGCATAACCTGTTAGACCGATGATCATAAGAATGCTGCCTCTCCAAACACTGAATGTTTTGAACCCTCTAAGGAATAGTGTACCAAATGTTCTGGCATGTCTCCGATATCTTTGTACTCGCTACCTTGGTAGTTTAAAAACCAGCACTCCATACCCTCTTTGCGTGTACGCTCAAGCATGTCTGCCGAAGCTTTCTTGCCGGGAGCATCGTTGTCCATAGCAAAGATAAGCTTGTCTGCCACCTTCATCAACTGCAACTGATCATCACTGATCGAGGCACCGAAGGTTGAGACCGCACCAAAGACTCCCATTGATGAGAGCTTGACCGCGTCTAGTGGGGACTCAACAACAATCATTGTGCCCTTCTTAAACACGTCAAGACCAAACAATGTCTTTGATTTGGCTACACCTGTAGGTCGGTTACGAAAGAATCTTTCTGTCTGACTCTTCTCTTGCCAACCCATAAGCTTGAAGCCTAATGGGTTTCTGATAGGAGT